TGTGTGGGCACACGCACGATTTGGGTGGGGGGGCTTCGACCTTTCGGGGCTTTTCTAAATAAGTCATCTTGGTATGCATACAGGGATTTCAAAAGCCTCGTTTGTTTTTTTTATTGGGGCGAATTCGTAGTTTTTATATATCCTTGTTCTAATATGTGGAACTAAAATAGTTTTATTATCTCGGATAAAGTCCTTGACTTTTCTTAGGTTTCATGTATCCTATAGTTATTAAATGCGTGTGTTTTCTGTCCATGTGTTGCTCTTTAAAAATCTGCTTATGTTACAAGAGGGGCAATAAATCCTTGCTTGTACTGTCCATGATTATTTACATAATAATCTGTGGATTAGTTTAAAAGTTGTAAGGCATATTCTTTATGTGTCTTACTGCGTTTAAACTAGAGGAGATATCATATGCAAGTCAACGATACATACCACCCAACCGAAACCCTCAAACATGGTAATGAAACCTACTGGTCGTGTTGCTACTGCTTGGAGTGGTTTAGTGGATTTGGGAACAACCCAGACACCGAGCGAGACGACGACGAGTGTTGCAATCTTTGTAATTCAACAGTAGTAATTCCACAAAGACTTCAAGCAATGCAATCAATGTTCAGTTAGGAAAACTTTGCACTCTTGGAATTCGTGCCACGATCGTGGCATATATATTCTGAGTGTGCAAACTCTTTTTAACTGTAAGGAGAAACACAATGCAACAAGAAGCATACAAAGAAATGACAAACCCAGACAAACCACTCCACCCACTTTTAAAATTGCAGATGTACAATTGGTTAATGCAATTAAGAGATACGGGCGAAGTAAATATGTTCGGTGTACGAGGTGATATGGTTGACGAATGGAGTATTAGCAAAAAACAAGCAACCAAATTGCTCTCCATGTTTCATAGTGGAGAACTTGAAAAGCATTACCAAAGTTTTCACAAGGGAGAAATATAATGCAAAAAGTAATAAATGGTTACAAGGTTACAAAGACAAATCATAAAAACGGTAGGGCGAAAGTTTACACTTTTAGTTGTGGCGAAGATAAAAAGTATCCTCTTCGGATTGATATTAAAGAGGCTTTTTTAAAGGCTCAATCTAAGTTTTAAAAACTTGGGGCATTCATAGAGTGCCTCAACTCTTTATAACTAGGAGAAATATAATGGAAAGCGATAAACATATAATAGGTAATACAATCGAGGCTTTTAATGGCTTCTTTGCATTCAGTAAAGAACAATTCTACGAGCAATACAAAGAACATTTAAAGCCATATGTTAATCTGGGGCAAGGATTATATGCCCCAAAAAGCCAATACAAGGAACTAGTAAAGGCGATTAATGATACTAGCCGAAGTTTAGCTAAGTTTGACAAGAAAAGAAACTCAAACAAAGATATTATTTGGAGAGCGTTACAAAATCATGAAGCACAATATACCGACTCAAGCGATACAATCGAGGCATTAAAACATTATGATATTACTGCCGAGGAAATCAATACAGAGTATGACAAATACATTAAATATTGTGTTCGTAATGATTTAATATAGTTGTAAAAACTTTGGGCAGTATCGAGGGCTACTGTCCAAACTCTTTATAACTAGGAGAAACAAAATGGAAAAAATGCAAATGGATTTAATAGAAGATTTGTATAACAATGGTTGGGTTGAGTTGGGAAACTTGGCAGATATACTAGAACATTGTGCTATTAGTTTTGATGACTTTGTCATATTTTATGCTAATCATTGTTCAAGTAAATATGATTACAAGGAACTATCAAAAATTGAAGAAACATTAGGAGTTAGCTTATGAGATGTGAAAATCAAGTAGAATACTTTGTTGATACTGGCATGGATTATAAGCCAGTATTAACCAAGTGTGGATATACTAACCCTTACGGTAGGATTGCAATTTGTGATGATTGCGAGAACGATAAGGAAAAGATGAGAAGTATTAGAAACCATGAGGCTTCTGTCAAGGCAGATAATGATTGGTTAGCTTCAGCAGGTTGGGGAGAGATATAATGAAATTATTTCGTTGTAATGAATGCTATTATCATTTAAAGGGAAATGAGGGTTGTCATACTTATAATCCCACCCAATTCTTAGAAGAGAAATTAGCACCCTGTCTAGATGACACATGGAAAAAGGGAACTACTTTTCCACTATTTTATGAAATGCCTTATGGCAAGGAGGAACTTAATGAGAAATACTAAACGAGGTTGGCTTAGCAACGACCAAAAAGAATTATTTGCTAGGATAATGGTTTGGATTGGGCTTTTAGGTATAATACTAAACAGTGCTATATTGATATGGCAAGTACAGGTATTTATACAGTTGAACAACCAATTCAATTTCTTTTCAAGGTTGATATAGAATATCTCCGAGTCCTAAGTATGACTTACTAAACTGCTTCTAAATTTGTAGTATAACATTAAGAGTACCTTACTACATCTCACAAGTGCTGGGTAACACTAGGTGGAAGTCCTAAAAACTACCAATGGAATGTCCTGAGTATGACAAATGCAATAGCATAGTAAAAACTGCTCACTAACCATGAGTTTGTACAATCCATGTTAGTTGTTAGAAATATAGGCTATTGCTATTAACTCATGAGGGCGATAGTCTATACTCCTATTAACTAAGAAAAGGAAAAAATATGGGATTAGATATGTATGCGTGGAAAACTAAATCGGAAGATTTAAGGCAAGAGAATGAAAATGATGTTGACCTTGCCAACTGGAGAAAACATAATAGACTGCATGGGTTTATGCAAATGCTTTGGGAAGAACAGGGTTGCCCAAATCCAAATGGCGATATTCCCCAAGTATTTAATTGTGTTCCTATTGAGTTGGACGAAATTGACCTCAATAGATTACAGAAGTATATTAAAGAGAAGAACTTACCCGATACTCAAGGCTTCTTTTTTGGTCAAGATAGTTATGACTATGACACAGAAGAAGTTAAGGAACAAGATGCTTATGACCTTTTGTTTGTGAAGAATGGACTACAAGCAATTAAAGATGGCTACAAAGTAGTTTATGATAGTTGGTGGTAAAAACTTAGGGCATTCTTCGGAGTGTCCTAACTCTTTATAACTAGGAGTCATAATATGACAATGCGAAACTGGTCGGGAGATGCCACAAAAATCTTCAAAGGTAAGACTGTTGATAAAATTAGATATACGGCAGAAGATGAGCTTGAAAGTCTTGGCTGGGATACGGCAACACCCGTAATTTTCTTTACTGATGGCTCATGGATATTAACCAGTAGTGATGATGAGGGAAATTATGGTGGTGCGTTCTTTACTTCTTCCTCTGAGATGGAAGTCATACCACAAGGGGGTAGATGATGTATACAGAAAATGTAAAATTAGCACCCAAAGGTTTAGGTTTTTATAATGTAACCATAACTAAATCAACAACATTTGAAGATACCTTTGCATACAGTCAAGAAGAAGCAGAGGAATTAGCACTCAGTAGTTTTGAAACTGGTGGTGGGCAAGGTGCATTAGATGGGGTATCTGCCGAGGCAGAAGCACACTTGCAAACTGACGATAGAGCAGAAGTACAAGAGATGTATGAAGCATGTTGGAATGAAGAACCTATTGCCGAGCCGAGAGGTTAAACTTTGAATGAGAATACAAAGCTAAAGGTAGAAGAAACGGTGTTGACATTTAGTACAATGTGTTATCTAAGTGTCAACATACTTATATGGTTATATTTTTTTGGAGTATTAGAATGAGCAACCCAAATAACAATAAGCACTTTAATGATGAAGCATTAAGAATTAATAGAATGCTTAAGAAAGAAAATGATGCACTCAAGCTAGAGATTAAAAGTCTTTGGGCTGACATCTCTGAAGTTGAAAAGCAATTAGCTAAATACCTAAGTGCTACAGAATTTAACAACTATAACAAGGAGAATAATAATGAATAAGATTATAATTGATATGCCAACGCCCGAACTTACAAAGGCAGTTAAAGAAAAGGTAGAGGAGATTTTCCCTGATATTCCTGTTGAGGGAGATGATGAGTATGCTGACAAAGGCATGAGTCGTGGTGATTTCATAGACAAGGAGTACACACAATGAACATCAAGGGAGCAACTAGTCAAGGTTGGGTAAAGGAGTTGGAAGTAGAGTTGACTCGTAAGAATAAGGCTAAGAAGAAACTCAAGAGAGAGATTGATGAGCGTATTGAAAGGCTAAGACTTATTGAGGAAGATACAGAGCTGATACTTAAGAAATACTTAGGTGCTAACTCACCAACGAGAGAAGATGTAGAGTTTGATTTGATGTATAATAGACTCAATGATTGATATGACTGGTAGAAATTGGGAAGTTGGACATGCTTTGTTAGACTGTGCAATGGAACATAAAAGGTTATACAATCTATACTTAGATGCTGACTTTGAAGATAGACTTAGTGATGCTTTGTTTTACAAAAGTAAGGCAGAGCATTTCAAGTCTTTAGTAGATAAGGGCATTGAACATGAGCCACAATTTTAATAAGAAGGGAGAAAGTATGAGTGGAATTAAAGAAGATGAAGTGATAGATACTGCTTATTGGTTTTGGAAAAATAACATGATAACCTTAGATGATGTTGCTGAGTTTATGGAATATTCTCATGGGGATTGGAAAAGGTTTATTAAAAATATGGATTTTGAAGATAAACGAATAATAAATAAATAGGGAGAAAAAATGAGTGGAATAAAAAGATATATTAGTTGGTGTGAAGATAATGGGCATGTTAATGAGGCTGGTGAGGTCGAGAGCATGGATTATGTAGACGAATACCTAAAGAGTAAGGAGTTTGAAAGGGAACAGAGAGAACAAGCCTTAAAAGTAGCTTTAAGCGAGGCTGATGAGGACTCCTTGTATGGTATGATGCACAAGCTAGGCTACCTAGTACAAAAGCACAAAGATTTAAAAAACTAGGCACTCAGATGACGATTTGAGAGGGGGTTCGAATCCCCCATTTTTTTGTCTGTTGTTTTCTTAAATAATATTTATAAATTTACTGACTATTAGCATTGACAAACCATTTTATACATGCTACAATAACCCCATTCTAAGAAAGAAATACATTGAACCCACCACCAACAACATTCCAAATGTTAAGATGAGTCAATGTTAATGCTTAGTATTACTAAGAGTGTAGTAGTTTTTACTTCCATTTTTTCTACTGCACTTTTAGTAGTATTATTACTGCTAGATGTAAAATTAAATGTTAACTATTAGGAGATGTAAAGATGAGTGATTATATATCATTGACAGGTGAAGTTGTGTTTAACAAGATAACACAGCCTGATGTATACAAAAACCAAAGTAAGTACACTTTAACAATATCTTTGGACAAGTCAGGTATCGAACAAGCAGAGAAGAATGGCTTAGTAACTAAGGAGTATGAAGGCAAGACTCAGATTACTTCTAAGCGTAAGGTAGACTTCGGACAACCTAAGATTTACAATGTAGATAAGGATGAGGTAGATGCTACTCACTTGTCTTTGTTTGGAGATAAGGTAACTATGCTTGTTAAAAAAGGTAAAGAACCTTACGATGGATACACTTACTTAGAGCGTGTAAGGGTAGAGGAGAAGGCGGATGGGGTAGATGAGTATGACCCTTCTGAATTTTAACTGTACTTCTTAAAAAAGTAGGTTATAATATGGGGCAACTTCGGTTGCCCTTTTAATTTAATGAGGAGAAAGATGGAAAAGAATACATTAGTAAAGAAAGAACAATGCCCTAACTGTGCCAAGCTAGGCAAAGATAAGAGCAAAGATAATTTAGCAGTATATTCAGATGGACAAACTCATTGCTATGCATGTGGTGAGCATGGCTTTGTTGAACATACTAACAAACCTATACAGATTACAGAGAAAGAGGATGACTCTTGGAAGCATGAGTATAGGGGTGGGTATTACACATTACATGACAGAAAGCTAAGAGCCGAAACCTTAGAGAGATACAAAGTTAAGTGTGAGAAAGATGAAAAAGGTAGAGTGATTAAACACCACTACCCTTTCTACAACCAGAAGAACAACATGGTTGGTATGAAAACTAGGATGGTGGCAAGTAAGTCTTTCTTTGGCAAGGGAGATACCACTAATCAGAACATGCTATTTGGACAGAGTTTGTTTCAAGGTGGTGGTAAGTTTGTCACAGTATGTGAGGGAGAGTTGGATGCTATGTCAGTGTATGAAATGTTTGGTATGCGTTATGCTTCTGTATCAGTTAACAATGGTGTACATGCTATTGCCAATGTTAAAGCTAATCTTGAATGGCTTGACTCATTTGAAACTGTAGTCCTATGCTTTGACAACGACCAAGCAGGTAGAGACTCAGTTGAAAAGGTAGCACCTATCCTTGGTCCAAACAAATGTAAGATACTAACACTAGCTAAGCACAAGGATGCCAGTGATTACTTGAAGCATGGTGATGGTAAAGAATTTTTAGAGGAGTGGTGGAGTTATTCAAAAGACTACACAGTTAGTGGTGTTGCTACAGTTGAGGATATGCGAGAAGCCATGCTTGACTATAAGAACACAGAACTTGTACCATTACCTGAATCCTTTGGTGACCTAAATCATATGATGAGGGGTGGAGTAGCTAAAGGTGAACTTGTATCTATCATAGCACACACCAGTATTGGTAAGACTACTATACTTAACGAACTTATCTACCACTTTGCTACAGAAACAGAGGAAAAGATAGGTTGTTTCATGGTAGAAGATAATATTGATGAGACAATTAGGAAGGTAGTTAGTGTACACACAGCAGAGAACTTACAACTTGTGAAGCCAACAGAACTAAATGTAGACAACATCATGGACAAGGCTATTAAGATAGGATTCGGCACAAAGATACAACTACATAATGATGGTGGTGGTAGTATTGACATTGATGAGATGTTTTCTAAGATAAGATACTTTGTAAAAGGTTTAGGTTGTGGTATAATTTTGGTAGACCCATTGCATACTGCTATAAAAAATCTAAGCAATGAGAACATTGAGGAAGTTATGGACAGGTTTATTAAATTATGTAAAGAAACTAAGTGTGCAGTCATACTAAGTACACACACAAGGAAGCCTGATGATGGCTCACATCCTCATAAGATTAGTGAGTATGATGTTAAAGGTAGTGGTGCAATACCACAGGCTTGTCACACCAACATACTATTTTCAAGAGACAAGTTAGCAGAGGATGATTACACTAAGAACTCAACACGCATTAGAGTACCCAAGCTAAGAAGGACAGGTCAGACAGGAGAGGCTGGTTGGACATACTTTAATCCTGAGACAGCTAGGCTAGAGAAAGGTGTTAACCCTGATGTGGGTGGATGGAATAACGATGCAGACTTTTAGTTGTGACATAGAAACTGATGGGATAGAAGCCACTAAGGTGTGGTGTATTGCAGTGCAAGATGTATACACTGAGGAAACTAAGTATTCTATCCAGAACAAGTCTGGGAATAAACGAGAATGGCTTTCCAAGAGTGGTTAGACTCAGGTGAGACTCTATAGTGTTTCATAATGGTATAGCTTTTGATGTCCCTGTGTTAGAGGAGACATGGGGTATGACTTTAACAATGTAACTATAGAGGATACTCTTATAATGAGTCAGCTTGACAGTCCACGCAGAGAAGGTGGTCACTCACTAGCTAACTGGGGTGAGTACCTAGGCTATCATAAGGGAGACCATGAGGACTGGTCAAAGCTAAGCACAGAGATGGTAGAGTATTGTATTAGAGACACTAGAGATAACTAGCAAGGTGTATAAAATACTAAGACAGAAAGGACTAAGCCAAGATGCTAAAGAATTAGAGTATGCAATCAAGAGACAATGCACTATCCAAGAGAAGAATGGTTGGCTCTTTGATGAGCGAGGTGCAATAAAGATATTACAACAGGTGAATGATGACCTACGAAATGCAGAGGAAGAAGTACATAAGACATTCAAGCCTCTACCCCTATGGAAAAGCAAGACACCAGTTAAGAATAGATTTAAGAAAGACTTTACTAGGACTAAAGGCTACCAAGCAGAGGTAGAACTTCAGTGCCATACAAACGAAGAAGGAGACTATGGCTACTGGCACTACCCCGAACTTAACTTAGGTAGTAGGCAACAGGTAGGCAGACATCTCATGCACTATGGTTGGAAGCCTGAAGTATTTACTGAAACTGGCAGACCTAAAGTTGATGAGTCCACATTGAAGGATGTAGAAATACCAGAGGCAAAGCTGATTGGTCGCTATCTTATGTTACAGAAAAGACAAGGACAGATTAACTCGTGGCTTGATGCTTTAGATGAGACAACAGGTAGGATACATAGTAGAGTACACACTATGGGAACTGTGACACATAGGATGAGCAGTAGCAACCCAAACCTACAACAAGTAACTGCAAGTGGCAAGGAGTATGGCTCAGAAATGAGAGCATTGTTTACTGTGCCAGAGGATAAGGTGTTAGTAGGTGCTGACCTTTCAGGGACTAGAACTTAGATGCCTCGCCCACTACATGAGAGATGAGAACTATACTAAGGAACTACTCACAGGAGACATACACACTGCCAACCAAAAGTCAGCCGGATTAGACACAAGAGATAAGGCTAAGACATTTATCTATGCATTTCTCTATGGTGCAGGAGACAAGAAGATAGGTAGTATAGCAGGTGGTGGTGTAGAAGAAGGCAAGAAACTTAAGGAAAACTTTCTTAACAACACACCCTCACTTAAGAAACTTAGAGAAAGGGTAGCCAAGGCATCAGACAAGGGATACCTAAAAGGATTAGATGGCAGACACGATAAGAGTAAGGAGTCAACATGCCTCACTTAACTTCCTACTACAGAGTGCCGGTGCTATAATAAGTAAAAGAGCATGGGAACTATTTAATAATATGGCAGAGTATGAGGGCTTTAAGTATAAGCAACTGGGTGTCATACATGATGAGATACAGATTGAGTGTAGCCCAAATGATGCAGAGGCAATTGGATACTTGATTGTAGATGCTATGGAGATGACAACAGAATATTATAAACTCAACTGCCCAATCACAGGAGATTTTAAAATAGGGAGGAGTTGGAATGACACCCACTAATGAGATTAAAGTGCAATGGAATGAGAACAGAGAGAAAGACAACATCAATCCAGAGCATTACACACAAGGGATAGAGTGCATTGATTATATCACTTCAAAAAACATGAGTTTTCTGGAAGGCAATGTGATAAAATATGTAACTCGCTACAAAATGAAGAATGGATTAGAAGATTTAAAGAAAGCACAATGGTATTTAAATCGGCTAATAGAAATTACAACAAGAGAGGAGTAAGAAAGTGGAAAAGAGTATAAATACTATAATACCAGATGTGTACGAGGTGATGAAGTCTAAGAATTATTCTGGAGACCTAGACACTATTGCTATGCAATGTGGTAGAGAGGTTGAACAGGCAATTAAGAATGCCTTTGAACCTTATGAACCAAAGACAAGACTAAGAATGTCTAGCATTGGTCGTTGTGAAAGGGCACAGTGGTATACTGTGAAAGGGTACACACCAGAGGAGATAGATGGGAGTGTGTACCTTACCTTTCTACAAGGTCATGTGTTAGAAGCTATGCTTGTGGCTCTGATTAAACTGTCAGGACACGCAGTCTACAGAACCAACAAAAGAAACATACTGTAGAGGGAGTCAATGGCTCTCAAGATTGTGACATTGATGGCGAACTTGTAGACATTAAGACTGCTAGTGCGTGGTCTTGGGATAACAAGTTTACTGAGGACAGGTATTAAGGATGATGGCTTTGGCTACATCAAACAACTATCTGCCTATGGTAAGGGAGACAAAAGAAAGCATGGTTACTTCCTTGCTTTAAATAAAAACAAATCAACTCTTAAGTTGTGCAAACAGGAACTTGAACAAGATGTTGATACTTTTATTGTTGACTTAAAAGATAAAATGGAATCAGATACACCGCCTATGAGAATAGCTAACGCTACTACTATGACTAAGTCAGGAGAGGAGAAGCTATGCATGACTTGTGCATTTTGTGGATTCAAAGAGGACTGTTATGGTAGTTTAGATGCTAGACCTATTCCTTCAGGCAAGATAACTAATTATTTTGTTGACAATAAAGGAGCAAGTTTTTGAAGCTACTACCAGAACTGAAGGCTTTTATCTCTGCAACTTATGACACCTGTTTAATATGTGATGAGTTAGAGATAGAGCCTGATGAGTTACTTGATGCATTTGAAAGTAAACTTATTGAAAAGAAAGATAGATTCTTAGAGGATTTCGAGGAGACCGAATGGAATACATAGAGATAAGTCTAGCTTTTATGTTACTAGGTGCTAGTTGCTATATACTTTACACACAAGAGAGCATATGACAAAGGAATAACAACAGCAATATTATTGCATAGAAATGGAAGATTAAAGTACAAAGATTATTATGATGAGAATGGCGATAAGATGGTTGACATTGAAATCGCACCACTAGAGGATGAAGAATGAACACACTACCCAATGACTACCAAAACTTTATAGCACTCAGCAGATATGCAAGGTGGCTACCTGATAAAGAACAGAAGAGAGACATGGCAAGAGACAGTTGCTAGATACTTTGACTTCATGGAAGAACATCTCAAAGAGAACTGTGACCATGAGTTATTACCTAAGACTAGGAAGATACTAGAAGATGCAGTATTAACTTAGAAGTTATGCCAAGCATGAGAGCATTGATGACCTCAGGCAAGGCACTCAAAGATAACAACATAGCTGGATACAACTGTGCTTACCTTAGTGTTGACCATCCCAAAAGCATTTGATGAGTGCCTCTATGTACTCATGCATGGTACTGGTGTAGGCTTTAGTGTAGAAAGACAGTCATTTCAACAAACTACCAGAAGTACCTGAAGAAATGATTGATGTTGAGGACACAGTAGTTGTACAAGACAGCAAGGAAGGATGGCAGTCTGCGTTTAGAAAACTAATTACTTACCTATACAATGGTGAAATGCCTAAGTGGGATTTCTCTAAGATTAGACCCAAAGGTTCTAGGTTAGCTACCTTTGGTGGCAGAGCAAGTGGTCCTGAGCCATTGCTTGACTTATTTAACTTCGCTACTAACCTATTTAAAGAGTGCAGTAGGAAGAAAGCTAACAAGTTATGAGTGTCATAGAATGATGTGTAAGATAGCAGAGGTGGTAGTCGTAGGTGGTGTGCGTAGGTCAGCACTTATATCTCTATCGAACTTAACTGATGAGCGTATGCGTAACGCTAAGTCAGGTCAGTGGTGGTCAGACACACCGGAAATGGCACTCAGTAACAACAGCGTATGCTATACAGAGAAGCCAGACATTGGTATCTTTATGAAAGAGTGGACTTCTTTATATGAATCTAAGTCAGGTGAGCGTGGTATCTTTAACAGAGAAGCGGCAATCAAACAGGTAGCATCCATAGGTAGGAGAGATACTGAGCATGACTTTGGTTGTAATCCTTGTAGTGAAATAATCCTAAGAGATGGTCAATTTTGTAACTTAACAGAGGTAGTGATACGAGCAACAGACACACAGAAAGATATGCTCCGTAAGGTAAGATTAGCCACCATACTGGGCACATTTCAGGCAAGTCTTACTAACATTAAGAGACTTAGACCGAAATGGGTTAAAAATACAGAAGAAGAAGCCTTGCTTGGAGTGTCATTAACTGGTATAATGGACAATAGTTTTATGAATGGTAGCAGTGAAGATAGAGGCTACTATGGTAAAAGAAGTTTACCTGACTTTCTCAGCGACCTTAGAAAAGAAACAGTTAAGACAAATGAGCATTGGTCAGAACTGCTAGGTATCAGTCAAGCAACTGCAACAACAGCGATTAAACCTAGTGGCACAGTCAGTCAATTAGTAGATAGTGCAAGTGGTATACACACTAGGCACAATGACTACTATTTCCGTAGAGTAAGAGCAGATGCTAAAGACCCTATCGCTCAGCTCATGGAAGACCAAGGCATACCTTGTGAGGCTGATGTAATGAAACCTAATAGCGTTAAAGTCTTTACCTTCCCAATGAAAGCACCCGAAGGTGCTATACTTAGGAACGACAGGACTGCTATCGAACAGCTAGAACTATGGCTCACTTATCAAAGATATTACTGTGAGCATAAGCCTAGTGTGACCGTAAGTGTAAGAGAGCATGAGTGGATGGAAGTAGGTGCGTGGGTATACAAGCACTTTGATGAAGTCAGTGGTGTTAGTTTCTTACCACACTCTGACCACTCCTACCAACAAGCACCTTATGAAGACTGTACTAAAGCAGAGTACACCAAACTAGCTAAGAAGATGCCTAAGTCAGTAGACTGGGATTTGATTAGCCAGTACGAGTTGACAGATATGACAGTAGGTACTAAGATCATTAGCATGTACTGGTAGTGTATGTGAACTTGTTGACTTAGTTGAAGAAGAGAGGGATGTAGAATGATAGAAACAGCATTACTTATCTTAGCACTTCAACTAATCATTATAAAAATGTTAGACTAATAAAGGAGTAAGTTATGTTAGAGAAAATAAAGAATGGTGCTGATGGTGCTATAGATGTAGGTATTAAGTTGATTAGCTTATCAATTGTATTACAGATTATCTTTGGACAAAGGTAGCCTTCCTTACAGGAAATGTAATTGGTTCTATACTTGATATAGTTTGGACTCTTGGTAATGCAGGACTAGCGGGAATAATCGCAGCCGGTATTATTTGGAAACTACTCGATAAAGACATCACGAGTGGAGGCAAGTAAGCCAATCAAGAAACCTAGTGGTCTTGTTCAACTAGACAAGACTGCTAGACTCTACAGAGAATTACAAAAGAAAAAAAATAAACCAAGCCCAAGACTTTGGAAATCAGACTGGAGAAAGTAATGAAGTTACTGATTATACCACTTCTTATTGTTACCTTAATAGGGTAGTGTACTAGAAGATAAACTAAACATAGAAAGACAAGAAGACAATTAAATGCAAACCACCAGAGTACATTATGCATAGGGTGGAAGTATGAAAAATAAAGGAATACTTCCATTACCTGTGTTCACTAGAGGCAGAGGAGAAAAGAAAAGGAACACTTAGTTAGTTTAAACAATTTCTTTCCTATGCATTACATACAAAAGAATAATGTTAAACGAGCCTATCATGATACTGTTATGGATTGGGTACAAACACTGCCCAAGTACAAGACCATACAGCCACACTACAAACTATACTTTAAAACAAAACACAAAAGAGATTTAGATAACTATACATTTACTATGCATAAGTTTCTTATGGATGCATTAGTAGAAGGCGAAGTCATTGAAGATGACCACTATGAGATTGTAACTAAGGTTACTACAGAGATTGGTGGATTAGATACGGACAACTATGTTGTCGTAGAAATTAAGGGAGAGGAACTTGGCACTTAACAAGAGCAAAGACATAAAAGAACTAAAGAAGTTTGATGTAGACCTAGAGTTTGGTCAGCAATGGGAGAAGCACATAGATGAGATGTTCTCAGGTGCTAAGAAGTGTGAAGTTAAAACAGAGAGGGATAAGTGGGCAACTACAGGTAACATCTGTATTGAGACAGAGAGCTATGGTAAACCCTCAGGATTAACTAGCACAGAGGCTGAGTTATGGGTACATAATTTAGTTAAGGATGGAGAGTTGTGCTGTAGCCTAGTGTTTAACACAGACAAACTACGAAAGACAATGGAAGAAATGAAACCTTACACTGTCATGGGTGGGGATAACAAAGCATCTAAGATGTACTTAGTTAATATAGCTAAGTTAATCGAAGCAGTTAAAAAATAACTTTATTTGTTCTTAAATGAGGAGGTGCTTCTTTTTCTTGATTAACAGGCTTGTTTTTTCTAATAGCATCTTCAATTAATCTAATGTATTCTTCACCATCTGCCGAAGGATTAATTATTCCCATAAAATAAGGAGGCTCACCAAACTTTTCTTCGTGCCTTGTTTCTGCTTTATAAAATTCTAATTCTAATTCTGTATACATAATATTATTATACCTTATTAACTAAGTATTGGCAAGTTAGGATTAAACTCAGGAGAATTAAATGCTTCTGCCACTTGCAACTTTGCAGTTTGAGCTTCTTTAATTAATTGCTGAAACTTTTTATCTGTATTAGGCATTAACTTCTTCATTATATTTGCAGAAGTATTATCTTGGTGAATTAAAAATTGAAAGAACTGTGCCCATATTTCAGCCCTTCTAAAAAACATAGAGCCATCCATACTAAAATTTCTATTTCTACCACTAGAAGTTTTTCTCATGTTGTAATACCCAAATCCATGTCCACCTAACATAATTTTTTCTCTAGTAGCTACTTGCCAATCATAAATTTCTCCAGAAGTAAGTGCATCAATAATGTCACCAATAGAACCACGCTGTCTATAAATCGCAGCCTTATCTCCTTGGTACTTAGCTAAAGGACTAGACATTACCAGTTTTCTTATATTTTTTACTGCTTCAATTCTTTTTAAATAACTGTCATACAAAGCATTCATTTTTTTATAGTCATCTTCTGCTCTCTTTACTTTGACAGGGTCAGGGTTTTTAACATTCTTAACTTTTCTTGCCTTTTCTTTAGTAATTTTAAGCAACTCTTCCATTATTCTCCAATGGTCTCCCGGTTGCATATTTCTTTCTATGTCTCTTCTGTCTGAACCTTTATTTAAATTAAACATTCTTCTAGTAGTAATAGGAAAATTGATTCCATTCTTTGACAGATAATCCCAATAGATACTGTCATCAATAATCATTCCCATATCAGTACCATCTTTTACAAATTCATCTATAAAAAACTTAGATGTTCCCAGAGAATCGGAATCTTTATGTAAATCTATACCTATGATATTATCTAACGCATGACCATACTCATGAAATAATGTTGATACATCTCCTTCTAATCCTTTAGATGTATACACTGTGCCATATTGTCCTTCACCGGGTGTAAAATAACCGCCACCATTAAAAGCAGTTATTTTAACTTTAGGATATTTATTAATAAGAGCACGCATTTCAGGTGTGCCATAAGTATTAAACAAATAATCAAAATAAGTATCACTGCCTGTTACCACAGGGTTAACAACTTTAGGGTCTACTGGAGGAGTAGGAGGAAGTTTTCCTACTGGTTTAGTCTTTGCTTTTCTTCCCGGCTTAGTGTCCGGTCCTACTGGCTCATAACCCCAATCAACTACACCTGTACCACTATGACCAGCTAACCCCCTGTCAATAGCTTGTTGCATCTGAGGTGCATAAATACTTTGAAATCCCGGTTGGCTTTCTAAATCAATACACTTTCTCATTAGTCATCTCCCATCAATGCTTGAGTACCTATCCTACCAGTAACAGCATTAGTAAATACTTTAAATATATCTTCTGCTGTATCGCCTAAAGGGTCTTCTCCAAACATCTTTCTAATAAAATTATCTACAAGTGCAGGTCCCGGTCCTGCTACATATCCTGCAAGTTGAGCCTCTCCAAACTCACCAATCAAAGGAACACCCACAGCACTTACTGTTTTTAATAAACCCGGCTCTTCTTCAACACCTTTAATAGCATTCTTAACTGCCATTGCTAATGCAGCCATTCCAACAGCAGCACTAATAGCAGAAATAGTACCTAGCTTACCAACAAAATCAGACGAACAAAACTGAGGATTCATTTTAGCATTTAACCTTCTAGCTATTGTGTTTCCAAACAATATAGGGAAAGACTTAAGCTGTGCAATTAACATAAGATTAGGATTAGACATCCATAATGGTCTGTTACCAGCAGTTGGTTCAAGTGCTACATCTGTAGTTATTTTACGCATCCATGGAACTAACACATCTCTTATAGCTACAGTCTCACCTTTAGAATTTGTAAATGTAGAGTCTAAGTAATTGTCATCTAATATTGCATCTTGTATTTTACCATTAGCTAACCCACCTATTTTTCTAAAGTCATCCATGGATAAGCCATTTTCTTTTAACTCTTGTTGTAACAGTTTGTTGTTGTTAGCACTCATGCTGTCTATTTTATTGTACTGCTCTTGTATCATTTTTAGTCCTGCTACCGCAGTCCATACTCTTACAAAGTTTGTATACTGTGTAAGGAACATAGCAGCCGGTGTACGAAAGAAATAATTTAATACAATGTTTCTATCACCTGCCATAAGTTTGTCTACTCTTTCAGCCATAGCGGGATTAGTAGCCATACCCATAACTCTTAGCAAATCTCTACCAAATGATGACATAGCTTGTTGCCCTTCACCACCTGCATAAGTAGCACGCATTACACCTTTAAGCATATACCCAGCAGCTAAAGGAGCAGACCTTAACATGTTATACCACCCTGTTCTTTGAGGTATCCACAGTGGTTCAGTCCAAGAACTTATTGTTGCTAATCCTAAATAACTAACAGCAGTTACTGTAGACAATCCTTTCATGCCACTTGTTAATGCTCTTTGATTTGCGGTTCTAGGTTTTTTATAGACATTATGGTAAGCATCATACATGCCCCATAACTTTTCTACTTGTGCATCATTTAATGCACCTTTCTTTTTAAGATGTGTTATAGCATCTGAATATTTGTTTGCTCTGTTTGCACCAAAAGACTCAGCAGAAGAAATCCTAGATACTGCACTAAGTAAATAGTTTTCTATAGATTGTAATGTGTCTTTGTTTCTAAACTTAGTATCAAGTTTATCCCACTTACCATCTCTTTCTATTTCAAAAGAAGATTTGCCAAGACCTTGTTTTTGGTCAAGCCCTGCTCTAATTTGCTCAGAAGTATATATGCTAGGGTCTACATCATTAAGTACATTTTCTAATACTTGTTTAGCAATAGGCTCTGGTATACCAACATCATTAATTAAACTTTGTAAAAATTCTTCTTGATTCTTTGTACTCTTTTTAATAAATGCAGAATCAATACTACGAGTTAAATAACCTTTTTGATAACCAATTTGTAAACCATCTTTACCTAATGCTTTTGTTAACTCTTGATAAATTTCTTCTTGTATTTGTGCAATCTCTACAATGCTTTCATCTAATATTGCTTTTTTATTAGCACCAATTAAAGACAATACTTCAGACTCAGCTTGTGCTAAATTGTATAAAGGTTTTTTATTTTTTTCTTCTAGTTTAGCAGCTATGTATCTGTTAACCGCAGGTCTAACACTACCACCCATCTCACCCATAAATGGTATTTTTCTAACCCATGTGTCTCTTATACGCTCAAATCTATTTACATACTTACCAATCAATATGTGTCTACGAGTATCATACGATTGAGTAATGCCTTGAGTTTCTCCGCTTCCTGTTTGCACATCAGCTAATGCACCGGCTATGTCCATAAACTTAGCCATGTCCTTACCAGTTTTAACATCTTTACGAATGTCACCTAGTTCATCAGTAGAACGCTTTAATGCTAATTCACTAATACCATCTTTTATTTTACCTAAGAATGATTTAGTTTCTTCAGGTGCATTGTATAGCAACGGAATAATATCTGCAACATTTTTATCTACATCATATTTAGGAGGAGCAATCTTACCTTGACCTGTTTGTATATCAAAAGGTTTGCCAGTTCCCGGTAATGCTGCAAACTTTTGAATAACCGCAGGGTCAATTTTTTTACCTTTTTCTACATCCTTAACTATATTGTCATACTCAGCTAACAGTTTATCAAAATCTTTTGAATAGGATTGTACATCTGCTTTGTATTTGTCACCAGCTTTTACTTTAGCTTGTACATCTGCAAAATCTAATATAGCTTTGTCTGCTTTACGACTTCTGTTTACAGCAGTAGCTTCGCTTACAGATGCTGGAGTACCATACAAGCCACCACCTGCTGCACCAACAGCAAAGTCTGTTAACATAGATTCTGGATTTATTCCTGCTGTGCCTAATACAGATGTACGCATCATGTTAGCCTGCTGTGCAGACTCAATACTACCTTCTATTAGTGAAGACTTAAGAGTTTGCTTTACTCCTTTGTAAAGCATTGAACCAATTTTTTCTTTATCAGTTGTTTTTAAATTGTCAGCTAATTCTTTTAGTGATTTGTTTGCAGGCATTCCTGCTTTTTTCATAGACCTTGCCCATATTCCCGGAAGAATAAAATCAAGACCAGCATTCTGTATAGCTGTAAAACTAGCATTGCCTAATTCACTTTCACTTAAGTCATCTACAGTTTTACCAGCAGCAGCAGCATGTGTTTCTACTGCTTCATCTAAAAGCATTAAATAATTAAAGCCAGCAGTTGCACCTGTAATACCAGCACCAACTAACTTACTAACACCCGGACCTTTCATTAGCGACTGTCCTAATGTAAGGCCAAACATAGTAATGCCCATAGCAGTAGCATTTTCTGCTAGTTTCTCACCTAAAAATCCGGGCACATTTTTTAAACTTTGCTGTGTTATTTCGCCTTGGTATTCTGGAACATAATCTTGCATCCCAACTTCACCAGCATCTTGCAACTTAGCAGAGTAATCTTGTATGCCTTGAGGCACATCTAATCCCATGCGTGGCAATAACTCTGACAGTCCACGACCACCAGCTTTCATTGCCCTATCAAAAGAATAACCTAATGAATCAGATTCTTCTCCAAAACCTGCTGAACTAAAGTCAAAACTAGCAAACGGGTTTGCCTTTTCCTCTAGCTGTACACTATCAAAATCAAAATTAGCAAAAGGATTTTCTTCCTCTTCTCTAAATTGTGTAGCCATTACGCTCCTGCTTGTGCCTTAAGAACTTGCATTACATATTCATCATCTGTACGCATACCTGCTGCATACAACTTAGCTTGTACTGACCTATACATAGCTACCATTTCAGCAGCATTAGCTTTTCTTTTAGTTTCGCTGTCTCCAATTTTAAATATACTACTTCCTTCCATAAACCTTTCTTTAAGAACTGTATCTGATACTTTAGTAGCATTAAAGTCTGCAGCATTTGGGCCACCACTAGCTGCTGCGGTTGCATAGTCTCCTTGCAATTCTGCTAATGTATTTTGACCCGGTATATTACTACCTATGTCTTGCAATCCAGCACCAAATAAAGCTGCAGTAGTTGGGTCTTTCATTCCCAGTTTAAACTTATCAAAGAAACTCATGTTATCTATCTTAGCTTGTGCTGCTGCTGCTTTTTCTGTAGCTGCTTTTTCTACATCTGCTTGAGAAGTTTGAGTATCAATACCTGCTATAGCATTTTCTAAGTTTGTTAAATCTCTTTGCTGTGCAGCTGCTTGACCTTCTTGGCTAAATGGGGCATTAAAAGGTGTTGAAAGTCCAGCTCTGTCTGCTTGGACTGCACCATAACCTAATGCCATACCCGGAATAAATCTAGGTCTTAATACTTCTGTAGTAGTCTTACCATATTTACTTCCTTTTACTATTCTACCATTTACTATTTCAGGTTTTTTGTCAATAGTCTTAGTTTTCTTTTTAGTAAATGCTGACTTAAGTAATTTTCCTAATCCTAATTTGCTTAAAAGTTTACCACCTACACCACCACCCGCTACACTAAGACCAGCATCTATTGCTAAACCATAAGGGTCATCTTCTGCTCTTCTTGTTAAATAACCTTTTAAATCTTCCTCAGTTTCTGGACTGTCTGGATTTAAAGTATTCATTACTGCTGTACCAAAATCTTTTCCAATAAAAAAATTACCTTGAAATCCTTTGTCTTTAACATCTTCTTCTATCCAAGTAGTTCCGGGCTTAGTACAGTTTTGTTTATTGCCCGGTACTCTTTGACCGTTGTAAGAACAATAACCCATTATCTTTCTCCTTTATTCATTATCTTCCACCTGTTAATCTTCTACTCGCACTGACATTGCCTCTGCCACCTCTACTGCCTGTAGTTCTTGTAGGTTTAAATGGTTGTGGCCCTCTTGGAGTAGGTTTACTTTTTACCACCGGAGTAGGTTTATTTCTATTGTAATTTACAGTAACTCTAGGTGGAGGCGGTGGTGGATTTCTTCGTGCTTCTGCTTCTACTGCTGCTCGTGCTTGTGCTGCTGCTTGTGCTTGTGCTGCTGCTACTTGAGCAGCTTGAGCTTCTGCTTGCATAACAACCCTATCAATAGGATTAAACACACTTAAAGGTATGTCTTCAGCTACATTTTGAAATAAACTTTCTCCTGTACTTGTACCCTCGTCTTCTCTAGCATATGATTGATAAGCAGGTGGGTAATCTGATTCAGCAGGACTTGGCACATATTTATCTGCCATTCTTGATATGTCTTGATTTAAAAATGCTGGTATGTCTGCCGGAACTGTTTCGCCTTTAGCACCTCTTGCATTTGTAGAACCGCTTCCACCAAATGCATTTAAAGTAGCATTAAGTATTTCTTTTAACTCGGCTTCTGCACTAGCATCTGTTTTACTGCCTGCATATTTAGCATCAATTGCTGTCATTGCATCATTTAATGCACCCATATCACCACTTGTTAATTCTCCTGTATCTGAAGCAAGTTCGGCTTCTGTAAACTCAGAAAAATCTTGTGTGGCTAAAGAACTTAAATCTGTTTTTGGTCTAAATTCTTCAAATAATCTTTTTTGGTCTGAACTTGTTCTTTGGTCATTTCCATAAATAAAAGAACCAATAGAATTGGTGCCAATGTCTTCAGAAAAATCTTGTGTGGCTAAAGAACTTAAGGGCAAAACTTCTGAAACAGGTTTAAGGGGTTGTGTACCTAAATCATCTTCCATAGCAAAATAATCACCTGTTACATCTTGATAAAAATCTTCACCCTCTATACCTTCAGGTCTAAATGGTGGAGTTGGTATGTCTATTTCATCAGCCTTAAATATATTTCTTTCTGGAGGTGTTCTGTTAATTAAATTACCAGTAGAACTAACATTTTCATTATTAGTTGCAAAAATATCTGGTATTCCTAGTTTCATAGTATCTTTAGAAACACTATAAGTTGGCTCAATAAATAAACCATCTCTTTTTTCTTCTGCTGTCATGTTATCATATACTTGATTAGCTCTAGCTTGCAACATATCCATTGTTTGTTGTGCAGTAGGAACTGTTGAAGGATATCCCATTCTATCACCCATAGCTAAATTTGCTGCTGCTTGGTTATCCATCATACTAGTGTCTGGAGAGCTAGCAATATTAGCTATTTCTCTGTTTTTATTTATTTGACCTTGTTGCAACTGATTGTCCATCGTACTAGCTATTTTCCAATCACCATTATTAGCTTTAAAGCCTGTATGCGGAGCATAGAAAGTTTCTCCAGTTTTTGAATTTATCCAAGGAACTACTGCTCTTCCACCACCACCAGAATTAGTAAGACCTTCTGGAGTAGAGCTTCCCGGACTAGGAAATGTAGTGCTAGGCGGTGGGTTGTTTGGTCCAAAAATTCCCATCTCATCTATTGTTTGCTGGTATGTTAAATCACTAGGTAAACTTCCACCTATTATTTGATTACCACTAGTAAATCCCGGCATACTAACATCTGCACTAATTGGTTGCACACCTGATGGCAGTTCAACTGCTGGCATATTTATAGCAGCGTCTGCTGGTCCTGCTGGAGTTGCAAATTGTCCAGCAAAGTATGGATTAGCTGCATCAGCAGGTGAGCCAAATATACTGTAGTCTGCACCATCCGTGCGTAATCCTTGTCCGTATGTGTACTCAGGTACACCACCCGGTCCTTCATAATTAAATAAAGACGAATCATTGTATGCAGACAAATCTGGTGTATATACACTGCCTGAAGGTGTGCGTGAGGTAAAAGGAAATGTACGAGTGTTTAATACATTAGACACAGGATATGAACCAGCACTATTGCTACTATTACCCTTATTACCGCCACTACCACTGTTTGCAGTAGAAGCTCCAGCACTTGGTCTATAAGGCACACCATCAATACCAATAGCTTCACCCGGATACAAATACATAGCTGGCTCTGTCATCATACCATCTGCTGAAGTCACGCCTGCTGGGTTAATTTGTTCAGTCGGTTTATAGTAGTTAGGATAGCCAGCTGCCTCGTTCATAGGACTATTATCGTTTGCAAAAGTTGACGGGTCATAAGAGTTTAAACCAACAGTTATAGGACCTAAACTACTTTTACCCATTAATCCATATTGATTTAAAGGACCATACACAGGCAATCCTTCACTAAGAGAGGGAACATCTGAATTGTTTACAAATAAATTAGGCTCTTTAGGAGTCAAGTATTCATCTCCTTTTGTAGTTCCTAATGGATATGTTTGTACTGGAGTAACACCACCCGGATTATTTGCGTGAGGGCCTTGGTTTTTACTACCACTTTGTAAAAAATTTTTAGTTGTGTTTATAACAGCAGGAGTAACAGGATTAAAAGTAACTCCTTTAAAAGAATCAGCAACTCCTTTGTAATAATCAGAGAAAGGTGAATTAAATGTTATTGCCATAACTACTCCTTAAAATAAACCATACATTGCAGCTAAAGAACCCATGTTTTCTAATGGAGTTCTACCCGGAGTTGTGCTAACTTTCTGACCTGCTCCACCAACCAAAGGACTAAACCCTGTAATACCTGATTGATATTGTTGTAGTTGTTGGTAAGGTAAGTTTTGTTCAAACTCTTGTTGAGCCATAGCATCTTGTATAAGTGCTTGTTCTCTGCCTTGTTGCTGACCACCTGATGCACCTAATGCACTATAAGGTTGCATTCCTGCACCCATTAATCCACCAGTCATTCCTAATGTATTAGCTTGGTGTCCAAGTCCTTGTCCATAAGCATTGCCATATATTTGTGCTGCTGCTTGATTAGCTGAATCTGCTGCTCCAGCAAGTGCATTGCCTTCTGCAATACCCTGTCTGCCACCACCATAACCACCTGACATAATTGCACCACCTCTAATGTCTGCTAGTTGTGGTGTTAAAGAACCCATTGCTCTATCTGCTGCTGCTTGTGCCATGTTATTAACATATGGGTTATTAGCCACATCTAACATATTAGAGCTAGTGCCTTGCTGATATGCACTCATTGCTGGGTTCATTATACTTGGAGCACCTTGTGTTGCAAAGTCTCTAATACCTTGCTGTGCTGTTAACTGGTCTGGTGTAAAACCTGCTTGTGTTTGACCACTGTAGTATTGAGGTGTGTTATTGTTATATAAATTAGCAGCTTCTTTAAAACCACTTTCCATATAAGGTACAGCAACATCCCAAGGGTCTGCATTTACTGAACTTTGATTGTCACCTTTAGACATTATTTATCTCCTTTGCAAATAATCTTGTTTGTTCTTTATAATTTATATCTTTAAGCATCTTTCCCCATCCTTTACGACCAAATAGTTCTACATACTCACAGTTATTTTCTTTTCCAAATGCGTTTAAGAGTGCATCTGCTTCATCTCTCCACTTTATAAATTCTTTTCCGCCTAGCAATAACACACATAATATGTTTTTCTGTGGATACTTACTAATCTTTGTAACAAAAGCACCTTGTACTTCTTTATCTATTTTTACCCAAAGCTGCATATTCTTCGATATACAGGCACTTTTTATGTCACTAGTGCTGTACTCGCCTAAACCATGTTTAAGGGCAGCATTCAAGTATTCTTCAACGAGAGGCCACCAAGCCTCTACACTTTCTCCCTTAATCCCTTCAATCAAAGTTTACTCCACGCTCCTGTAGACAAGTATAAATATATTCCTTCACCACTACCCGGATTCCAGTTTGTACCATCTGCATACCTTACATCTCCGGCTCTAGGTTTTGATGGCACAGCATTAGACTCATCATAATGTCCATCAGCAAGATTGCCTATAATAGCAGACATTCTAGCAAATTCTTCTCTTAGGTATGCTGGCAAATCTTCTGGTTTATTAGGTACAGGAGCAGGCGAATAACGAATCATACACCTTTACCTCTACTACCTGAAGGAGTCCAATGAATCTCTAAGTTAGCTAATGACCATGTGTTTGCATCGGTTGACTCAGCTCTAATACCTACATAATTTCCTGTGGCTCTAACTGGTATTTCTGAATGCACACCACTTGTAAATGTATATGGTCCTTTCCATGTTGTACCCTCATGTGGCATCATTTCCTGACCTACATAAAAATCTATTGAACCAGTACCACTTATTCTCGGTACTATTTTTTGTATAGTTTTAGTTCCCGGATATCCCAACTGCATATTGTCTTTTTCTACATATGCTCTAAAGTTTGCACCTGCGTTTTGATTACTTCCTAATACATATAATTTAGTAGCACTGGTTGCTGCAAGTAGTAAAGTAGGTTTCAATGGTTCATTCCAAGACTCACTATCTGTATCCCATTCGCCAGACTCTGACCAATCTGTAGTAGAATCAAACTCAACAATACCCCAAGCAACATAACTAACATATGGTAAATCTCTTTTAGACCAACTGTTGTTTCTAAAATTATATACAAAAGCTGTGTCTGCAAATGCGTTAGTGTCATTTGTGTTAGATACAAAGCATACCCACATTTCATTCTTTGCTCTATCCGCAGCTACAAATGTTCTTGTCTTGTAGTCTGGGTGCATAGAGTTAAACAACTCATCTCTAATCTGCTGGTCTACAATTGACTGTTTAGTTTGTCCATCGTGTATATAAACATCATCCTCAGAGACTACAAAATGCTTGTTATCGAAACTTTTTGCACAGTGTCTACTCAGGATACCAACATCATCAAATAGTTGCCTAAATCCAAATATAGACTGTCCACCCTCAAATGACATAGACCAAATAGAATCTTCTTTATAAATAATATTAGTGTCACCTAATGGCAAACAATCAATTACAAATCCTTTAGTCTGTGACAAGTCTACATAGCCAGCATCTTTAGTTGCATCTGCTGGATTCCAAGTCGTGGGTATAGTACCACCCTCTGCTGGATGTGACCACTTAACTCTAAAGGGGTAGCGTGTACTTGACTCTGTTGTGTCTAATGCAACTAGGAATCTTTTAAATGGTCTTATAACTTTACAGGTTGTACTACTAGGCCAGTTAGTTAAGTCAGCAAACTTGGCTGTGTTACTATCACCCATAAATTGTGGGTTGTCTACACCATTATTAATAATAGCAACACCACCTAAGACACCACCATTCCATCCTGTACCAGCAGTAGCTGAGTAATCACCACCGGAAGTTCTAGTTATATCTGTGTGTGTAGTGCTAGAGCCAGATGTGTGTACTCTATATATTTTAGTTAAACTAGGATATATCCAAGAGTTAGTGCTTATAGTATCAAAAGGCATTAACCAATAAGGTGCTACTGTTGGTGTGCCAAACACCTGCTGAGTACCTAATACCTTTGCAGTCTTGTCATTGTCAAATTGTATATTGTTTCCATCAGACCATTGTGTCTCTGGTAACTCATAAGAGTCAATGTCTTTGTTAATACCACTAGGATTTAATACTGTTATTTGTGCTGGCATTTATTAGCTCATGTTTAAACCATTGACTACAGCATACCAGTTTGTACCTGCGTCAATCGTTTCAAATGTAAGAATGTCTATTCCGCTTGTTGTTAGTGTAGGTGTAGTACCTCCAGCAAACTTAACACTTGAAGGCCAAGGGTCTGCCACTGTACCACCGTTAGTTAATATTAATTTAAATTTACCATATATACCAGATGTTGGTGCGTTAGTAATTGTAAACGCTCCACCACTTGCAAGTACCGCAGTAACTACATTTCCTAATGCAAAGTTAATTGCAGTAGAACTGCTTACTGTACCTACAGGATTAACAATCTCTGTTTGTTTTTTAGTCTTTAAATTAGTTGTTGTTCCTACAGCATCAGCAGTCACAGTTCTTGATGCTTCTACTGTACCTAGTGTTGGCACATCATTGTAGTTTAGTTCTGCTGTTGTTCCAGTGTAGCCATCTATTTTATTTAATTCTGTGTGTGTAGCTGTCATAGCACCAGCAATGTTTGGGAATGTAGCTTTAACCGCAGACTTGACTAATCTTATATGGTCATCTCCCTGACTTCTTGAGTCTGTGCCTGTAGGGTTTGTTGCTACTAGCCCATCTATGTATGTTGTTGATTCTAATGCCATGTTATTTTCCTTTTGCTAATTGTGCTCCAAAATAGAACTCTATTATCATTGTAGCCCAGCCAAAGATTTCATCCATCTTTAATACTGAACCAGCCTGTATCTCTATGTAATCTATTATGTCTGGTGTGAATTGTATACCAAAGAAACTAAAGCCTTCTGTTACTGTAGGTATTACTGTTGGCACATTAAAGAACACTGGAGCTACTTGTGTAAATATAATTAGTGCTAGTATAACAAATATAATGACTCGTCTGTTAAGTGCAGCCATTGGACTTTCTTTATCTGCTCTGTCTCTAGCTTGGTTTATAGAATCGTTGCGTGCCTGCAAGTTCTGTATCATTAGCTTTTGATTTTCTGATGCTGCTTGACTCTTAAGTGCAAACAATTTAGCTACAAAGCCTAATGCTATTGGTGCTACATTTGTTAATAATGCTATCATAACGCTACCCTCATTGCTTCTATAATCCCTACTTGGCCTATAATGTACCAAGCAAATGCACCAAACACTCCCCATTTAATTTGCATTAAAGAAGTGTTAATTTTCTGTATGCACAAATTAGTGTCATCAATCTTGCTAAACAGTTTTGCTATTTGTCCTGAATGCTTATCTAGTTGTAATTGCATTCTATTAAAATCCTCATTCATTTTCTAACTGGTCGTTTAGCTGGTGGTCTTCCTCTCTTTTTTCCGTAAGTTCCCGGTCCTTGTGGCATATTATTCTCCTAATTTGCTAATGGGTTATCTAATGCTCTTTGTAGTTTACTACCGAGCCTATCTTCTAACTCTTTAATCTTTCTATCTGTATCAGAATAAAGAGCATCTCTTCTGGCATCAAACCTTTCTCCAGCTATGTCAATGGTCGCATCTATTTCATCTTGTGAAGCATTTACTTTGTCTTCAAGTCTTTCCATAAGTGCCTCTTGTCTAGCTAAGTCATCCTTTAAATCATTTTTAATTGTTCTTGTATAGTCTTTAGCTTGTTCCACTGATTCACTTACACTTACTAATGTTTCTTCTATGACTGCTATGTTCTGTTCTATACCAGTAATGTCAGGTGGTTGGTATTCCATTACAGTAGCTTTAAGAACTCTGAACTCGTTGTACAATTCAAACCCAGCCCAAGCACCACCACCAATCATACTTAATAATGGTATAACAAGAAGCAATTTACTACCACCTACTTTAACTCCTTGATATTCTATCTCTGCCATTGTAAGTCCATTAATTTATTATGTAGTATTTCATTAGCCAATCCGTTTCTTAATCCTCTTTGATTGTCTGGTATGTCCTTGTCTAAATATATACCTTTGTCTTCATAAAATACACCATCAATAAGTAGTTGTGTGTTGTAGCTATTGAATCCAGCATTAAAGTTTAAGAGTGCAAGTATTAGGCTTTGTAGTTTTTGTTGTTCTTCTAGTGATGCAGCCTCACCCATTTCTGTTGCAAGGTTCTTTAGCTTGTTGCCTATAATCTCTCGCATCTTATCTTTTTTACTTGCTTTCTTTGCTACCTTTTTTAATACTGGTTGCTCTACAACTTCTACTACTGCTTCTTGTTCTGGCTCTTCTTCTGTTTGTTCTTCTTGTACGGTATCTTCTTCTGGCTCTGGCTCATCAAGTTCCTCTTCTATTGGTTCTTCTAAAGGTTCTTCTTCTAACTCTGGCTCTAGGAATTCTTCTAACTCTGCTTCTATTTCCTCTATCAATTCTTCTTGTGCCATCTCTTCAAACAAGTCTTCCATCTCTGGTACTGCTTCTTCTAATGTAGTGGCAATTAAAGTGTAATCATCTAACGCTTCTATTTCTATTACTTCAAAAATCTCTGGCTCTTCCAAGACGAATACCGATTCAATATCTTCCTCATTAGTTTCCCAAACTTCTGGTATATCTTCTTCAACATATTCTTCTATGTAAGCATCGTCCCAGCCATCACATCCGTAATCATACAAAGGGTCCAATGCACATTGTTGATTATACACATTATCAGCATAGACTTGTGGGTAGTATAAACAACTGATATGACTGTCTGGTATTACACTGCATACACTCTCTCCGTTTGCTATCTCTACTGGGTCATCTTCTTGACTGTTCCAAAAGATTGCTCCACTTGTCGGATGATTATAGAACCACTGTTCATACTCACCTTGACTTAAATCTCCTACCACTGCTACTGTTACTGCGTGGTTATTTATTTGTACCTGCTCATAGTTTACATCTATGTTACCCATTGGGTATATTGTCAGGTCAAATGTATTACTTGTGTTTCTGTCGTAATACTCTGATAAATTTTCCCACATATACTTTTGAAATGTGGAGTCACCTTGTGTATAAAATTTACCTACACCTGTGTCTATTAAATCTGTGTTCCAAGGCATTATGGTGTAATTAAATCTTACACCTGTAAATGAACTTAGGTCCTGTCCTTGACAACACAACCCATCATATACAATGCCAGTACCGGGTACATCAAGAGGGTCAAGAAACCCCACAACACCGTTACTAAACATAAAACTAGTGACATAACTATTTCCATAAAAAGGAAAGGTAAAGTCAAGAGGTACTTCCACCCAGCCATCATCTGCAATCTGATGCTCAATTATCTCTGGGTCAGACCACGAGGATAGCGAGCAAGATAACGCCAATAATACCGCTAACCAATTTCTCAAGAAATACTCCTCTATCCATATTTGCTGTCTGTTGTTTCTTTGGAATCTTCTTAGGATTCAATCTCCATTCTGCTGTAGCTTCTTGTCCTATTAGCCCCTCACCTGTAGTGGGCGAGTTTATCGGGCAGGGAGTCCCGGCAAATTTCATTGCGTCATACACCGACCTCGTTTGGCACATTAAAGCAACTGCTGCTACCTTCATACCCATATCATAGAGTACCTTTGCATTCTTAAGCCTCATACAGTTTTCATCTGAGTAAGCCTGTCCTGTACTGATACCTAGTATCTGTGTCTGTACTGCTCCACTAACTCCTACCATACATAAGTCACTATTACTTGCGTTAATGCTCGGACTAATTGCACTAGGTGGGTTTGTCCTTATTGTACTCTTAGCATCTGTACTTGTAGTAACTGTGCTATTGCTTGTACTGTTTGTTACGATAGGGTCAGCAGCCATTACTGGCAATACAAACACTATCCAAAAAGCTACAACTATAAACCCAGCTATTACATTGTTACGCAGTCTGTCAGACATTAGGCTTCTACTTTGGCTGCCTTTAATTCATCAGTAGTAGTCATACTATCTACTTGATTTGTAATATCTCTGAGCCTTTGCTTCTCTGTCACAATAGCTGAAGTTGATGTACCAGCTTCTTGTGCCTTCATAAACAGAATGTCTTGTTCTTCTAAGAGAGGTTTTCTGTCTACTCTCAGTCTGTCTTTAGTAGCAGCCTTTGCCTTATTTATGTTAATTTGCATTGGCATTATCTATTCTCCTTCATATTGTATTTAGCTAAGTCCTCTGCACTTAAATCTTCTGAAGTCTTTTCGTCAGAACCAGCTACATATTCCCAAGCAATTCTAAATGTTCTATCTGAAGGAAGATAATCGTCTGCAACAATTTCATACTTAGTTCCAGTAGGTAAATCTTTATTAGCAAGATGAATCATTTTTTCTTCTTCAGTACCATCAAGTGTTGCTAAAAACTTAGGTGCTGGAGTCATTTCTCCAAGAGTGTTTGATTCAGTATGATGAAATATTATTTTCATATTAATCTCCAAAAACTATAACTGATTGATAGTTACCATTTTCAGCAGTACCAGCTGAATTGTAACTCCACAAATAAAGATTTTGTGTAGAAGGAGCTGAATGATAAGACAACATTCTGTCTGCGTGAGCCATACCTGCTACAGCAAAGTTTGCATTAGTCATAGCATTTGTAAAAGAAATATCATAATAACCCGTATTACCGCTTTGACTTACACTACTGCAATTATGTGAATCGTGTATCGTACTGTTCTCAAATCTTGCCCAAGCCCTTGCAGTAAACTGTGACAAGCCTCTGCCATCTGAGGTTATTCGTAGTCGTTCTGTTGGCTGCACACTTGGAGTAGTACTATGTCTAGTTCCAAAAATTAAATCACCGTAACCTTGATTACCATTATTTTTATTTTCGTGTCCTATATAGGAAGCAGCATAATCAGTAGCGGTGTTTGTACTTCCACCTCCTAAACCAATTACACATTTATCGCCAACATAAGTTGTAGAAGGTATGCCAATTGCACAATGTTGCCATTGACCAGCATTAGCCTGAGTAGTTGGATATGTCTTATTATTTATATATAATTTGCTTGGTGGAGTAGTTGCATACGCACCAATACCTACATCTTCATTTGAATCAATAGTTATAGCAGTAGCATCAGCAGCCGATGTAATACCAGCAACTCCAACTCCTGTTAAAGCAGCACCCGATATGGCTGGTAACGCTCCTGTCAGCTTGGTCGCATCAATCGTAGTAGAAGTAAACGCACCAGCTAGAGCTGATACTTGCTTTCTCTACTCCGTTGGCTTGGAACTTTATATCTTTAGAAGAACCATCAGCGTTTAGTGTTAGATGTTCGTCACTTGATTTTATTGTACTCATCTATAACTCCTATGGTTTTGGAAACTCAGACTTGATAGCATCAATAGCATCTACCCAAGTTGTTGTTGAATTTTTTGTATCGTCAAAACGCATCTCATCTTGATTTAACGCATCGTATTTAGCTTTGCGTTTTCTAGCATAATCTTTAGCATCCCACTCCGCTTTAAGTGTTTCCATATGTGCAGCTCGTTTTGTTTCATCGTCATACTCAGACTGTCCAAAGCGAGAAACTATTTCTCTCCAAACTGTACTGTGATTTTTGTTCCATACTTTTTGTTCTATAAAATTTGCCATAATATTTCCTATGATATTCTGAAGCCACCAAAAGATGAATTTCCCGGGTAAAAATCACTTGCCATAAATGCCCAAACTTCTATGTAATCGTTTGCACTTAAATTAACAACAAGCGTTCCAGTTTGGGTGTGGTCTCCAGCACCTTGCTCGTTAAAAGTTGTTACAGCTTGGTCTCTATCAACAAGGTCATTCGTAAGCCCATTTTTTCTAAAAGTAAAACCATTTGTAGTATCGTTTAAAGCTGTGTAAGCTAAATAATAAAAGTAATAAACTCCCGTTGCTGGTGCTACATACCGATTATTTGTTGTATCAAAATCAGTTCCTACATTGCGAAAAGTAGCATTAAATCCAATTTTAGTATTTGCAGCATAAGTCTGCCACCCACCACTACCAAAGATTGCGTGAAAATGTGAAGTGCCAGCTGCTGAAGAAATGCCAGTAAGATTACTTCCATCTATTGCTGGTAGCGTTCCTGTAACATTTGCTGCGGGTATAGCTGTTAAATTAGCTGCACTAATTGCTGGTAAAGCTCCAGTTAACTTAGAAGCTGTTAAAGCTGCTATATGAGAATCATCTACAGCACCATCAATAAGTTCTGCTGAGTCAACTGAGTTTGTTGCTAGTGTTCCAGCATCGACTGTACCATCTGGGAGTCCACCTACCGATATGCCCGAAATTGAGCCATTTCCATTAATCGTTATAGCCATATATATTTACTCCTTTGATGCTTGTGCTGCATCTTCCATTGCTTGATAGGCTGTCTTTACTGAGTCAGTCCAAGTCGCATTAGCTACTGCCTGTACTCTAGCATCTTCACCACTAATGTCTGTGTCTCCCCAAGTGTCACCTGACTTAGTGCTAGGGTCTAAAACATGCCTATGAAATGATGATGACAATACTGCTCCATCTTCCTTAACTCTTGTTGCTGTGCGTACTTGCACTTGCCCCATCTCTAATACTTCAATCTTGTCTATTACTATTTCTTTTGTTAATGCCATTGCATTCTCCTATTATTAAATGTCCGTTCTAAGAATCCACTTAGAATAATTAAGTTGCTGTTACATATGTAAATGAATATCTACAATATATACCGCCTGACCCACTAAATGAACCATTCTCCGCAGTAGAAAAAGCTCCTTGTCTATTTGTATTAACATTTTTATTCATAAAGATGTGAGTGCTACCTACTCCTCCAATATTAGGTGTGTGTCCTACAAAATTACTACCCATAGTCCACGCAGAAAGCGGGTAGAAATATATATCACCACCGTGATACTCTCCTTGATTACCTGCTGCAAAAGGCAAACCAATTTGAACAGTTCCTGATATGGTTGGCACAGTTTGATTATTAAAGTTTACTGATACAGTACATAACCTACCAATTTTTGTATAATAAGCATTACCTGTAACAGTTCCTGAACCTGACGAACTTCCAGATATAGTAATTGTAAAAGTGCCTTCCTCATAATCGTCTAAAGTATTGGCTGCTGCTGTGTCTGAGGCAAAGGTAATACCAGTTTTTACATTTAGAATACCATTAACAGTTGTTAGTCCATCACCCCTTACTGAAAATCGTGTAGCAGGACTTGCATTATCGTGTTTTGAAATCATCTTACATAAAGTGTACGAATCTTCACCACTTTGCTTTGCAATCTGAACTTCTAATGCAGTTCCAGTATAACTTCCAGAACCCATATTTATTCTAAGTCCATTGTCTGTTGCATCTCCTGTATAAATCATTACCTGTGAATCAGCGTGAGCAACACCTGCACTACTTAATTTACCTGACACTTGTAAATCGCCTGTTACATTACCACCAGCTAAAGGTAGCTTATTAGTTACATCACTATTAACAGCAAGTGTATCTGTTGAGTCAGGTAGTGTAATCGTTCTGTCTGTACTTGTATTCGGTGCAGTTACAGTTAGTACCCCTGTGCCTGATGCGTTACCTTGTATTTTTACTTTTGCCATTATGCTATCACCCAAGTTGAACCAGTAGGTACTGTGACTGATACCCCTGAGTTAATTGTAATAGGCCCAGCAGTCATAGCGTTGTTGCCACTTGTTATGCTATAGTTAGCTGCTATGGTGTGTGCGTGTTCGTATAGACCTTTAGTTGTTGTGTTGGCATCTGTATCTAAGACTGCCCAAGAAGCTGCTGAACCATTCGTTGTTAAGTATTTACCACTATTGCTAGACTGTGAAGGCAAAGCATCTACCTCTGCCCAACTCATACCACCCGTAGCACCCGATTGTGCAGATAAGAAATATCCATTAGTTGGTGTATTACTTACTTTAAGATTAGCCTCGTCTACTACATTGTCTGCAATAGTTAGTGCTGTTGCTCCAGTAACCTCGCCACTGTGTGTGGCGTTGGTTGTCTTAGAATCTATCTGAGTTTGAATAGCAGAGGTAACACCATCTACATAGTTAAGCTCAGTATCTGTTGCAGTTATTGCACCATCAATGCTGGGGAATGTAGTTTTTAGTACATTCTTGATTCCTCGTATATGGTCATCACCCTCAGAGACATTATCGCCCGCTGCTGGGTTAGTCGATACGAGGTCATCTATGTACTTAGTACCTGTTAAATCCTCTAAAGCCATTCTCTACTCCTTTATGCTGAAGCAGCTGTTACTGTTACCGTTACCTGTAGTGTGTCACCAGAGATTACTGCTCTTGAAGAACTAAAGTCAACTACACCGTATAGTGTACCTGCTGTTCCTGTCGCTGCTGTGTTTAGAAAAGCACCAGCTACTGTTGCTGTTGCGTTAATTGTAAAGTCTACGCTAGAACTGTTAGTCATACTACCACTTGATGCTGCACCTTCTGTCCACTCTTTTCTGTTACCAGCATAGCCAGCAAGTTCTGCCCAGCTTGAGTGTGATGCCATCGTGTCTGCTGCTACTGGAGTACCAGCTCCTTTTAGTCCTATGTACCAAGTAGTAACTTGTGTACTTGCGTGAAATTGTGTATCTAGAATATGGTTTAAACCTACTGTAGTAATTAGGTTCTTTTTATTCTCTTCCCATTTGATGTTGCCATCTTTATCAAGACAAGTAACTTTCCAAAAGTTAGCCAGCCCTATGTTTACATTATCTAATGTCATTGTATACTCCTGTTGTGTTATTCATCTGGGTCACTTATCTTTGTCCAAAGTGTGTCCGTATCTTCCTCTACATCGTTCCATAAGAATGTGTTGTCACTAGAGGCAGAACCAGTCATACCCATTGTTCCACTTTCTGGAAAGTTTACATTATTCTTTATGTTACTTGTTCCTGCCAGAGTTCCATTAACTGGAATCTGTGCTGTCTGACTGTTTGCTACATCACCAGCGTTTGCTAGTGAAATAGATGCTGGCATAACATGTGCTGTTGTACCAGACATTCCGTAACTACCACCTATCGTTACTCCTCTAGGGAATACAGTATCTTCTAGTAATGACTTTGACAATATAGTCTGAGTCATAGTGGCTGTTACTTGGTATGTACTGTTATCCCATATATAGGAATTACCTGACCAAGTTGATGAGTCTGCTGACCAAGTGCTAGATGCCATTAGCCTTCAACTCCAGAGTAAATATTTCTTACTCTCATAGCTGAGCCTGAGTGTCTATCTCTCTGGTCTGCTTTTTGTAATTTGTCTATAGCATTACCATAGCCATTTAGCCACACTGCTACTCTTTCATCATTCTTAATAAAAGGCTCTGCTTCCATAAGAGCACCATATAATAATATGTCTGGTGCATTCTTAGTTAACCAGTTGCTTGTGACTGTACCTGATGTACCATCACCCAATGCTGTAAATTTCTCATAGAAAGCCATTTCTAATGTGTAAGCTGAATCAGGTATAGGTGCTAGTTGAATCTCGTCTCCAATAAGCGTATAGGCTCTTGGCTTACCTGTTGTACTGCTACCATATAACCTATCTAACATCTCTGGTGTAATATACTCAAGAGGTGTGGTAGGATTTGTGTTTAGTTGTATGTTACGCATTTGTATGTAACCACCCGGCAGATTAAAATATTGATTGCCTGCTGTAGTGGTCATTGTACTTCTTACTTCCATAGGGCGTATGCGTATCTCCCTATTAATTCTAGCTTCTGCTAGTGCAATAAAGTCTGGTATTCTTGTGGTCAAGTCTGACCTGTCTAACCAGTCTGCTACTGCATCTTTTAATTCTGTAAATGTACTTAATGCCATTATACTTTTCCTTTAGTAGTTCTCCACATAGCGTTAGCTGGGTCGTTCATCCAAACTTTCATTCTTTCTTGGTTTCCCCATATGCCTTCTCGCATCATTTGTTCTACCACAATAAGTGGTATGCTTGCTACTTTGTGAGACATTACTGAATCACCTTTGTATTGTGTACTTCTGTTATGGAACTTATCTTTTGTGTTTAGCTCGGCTAGTTTTTTAACTACCTTGTCATTTTGCTGACTAGCTACTGTAAGGCTTCCATCTAAATTTGCTATTATTTTTGTATCAATTGCCATAATGTAAACCACCCCAGTTGCCTAGGGTGGTAGTCGGTTATATTAACCTGTAGTGTATCTAATCTTAGCGTTGGCAGCTTCGTTGCCACATCTTAGACCGTACTCAACTAGAAGCATCTTCTTCTCTGAGTCACCTTCTTTTGCAATATCCACAGTTTGGAAATCACGCAAGTAGTCAACTGACCACATGTCGTGGTCTAGGAAGTATACAACATCTTGGTCACAGAATCTATCCATGATAATGTTGTAAGTACCAAAGTCTGATACATATACATCAACTGAGTTTTGGATAGTCATGTTGTTGTCTGCTACTGAGCGAATTGCATCAGCACGACCATTCATAGCTGTGATTAACTTCTTGTTAGTTGCACCAAGTAGGATTGTAGACGCTTCACCGCCTTGTGTCCATACTGCTTCAGCAGCCGAAAGAACATCAGCTTCAGTCATAGCAGCATGTGTACTAGTAGTACCAGCATCTACAACATTAGTTGTAATCCAGTTAGCAGCACCACGAGTCTCACGAGCAGTTGTTGCGTTACCCGCAGCAGCAGCGTTGTCAGCTAGTAGTGAACCTTCCATATCACGCTTAAGCTCTTTAGAAGCCTTTGCTAGTTGGTGAGCCATTTCTGACTTCTTACCAGCGTTGTTAACTGTTTCGTGTGTACCAGTAACCTCAACAACTTTCTTAGAAATTTGTGTTTGGTTAGTTGCACGAACAGTCGCAGTAGTTGCAGCTGTACCAGCAGCAGCTCCTTCAACATGGTAGTTATTAATTACAGCAGCAGCAAGTGCTTCTGTTTGCCACTCAAATAGAGTGTTAGATACTGAACCTTTACCAGTAATACTGGATAGGAACGGAGTATCCGTTGGTGAAATATCATAGATGACATCTGACAAATCCTCACGGATTGCAGTTGCATCATATGTTTTGAATTGTGTAGGCATTACCTATCTCCTTAAAGCATATCATAAAAGACAGAAGCAGCATCTTGTTGTTTGCCTGACTTCTGTAACCTTGTACGCTTTTTCTTAATAGCTTCAGTAGCTGCATCTTCCTTTGAATTTCCTCTTCCAGACTTTTGTACTTTAGGAACTTTTTTAACCGCTTTCTTTTTAGGAGCAACCTTTGTTGTTAGCTTATCATATTCCATAGCTTTCTTAATTATTAGAACACTACGGTGGTCTGCTAACTGGTTAATCTCTTCCGGTTTAAATCCTACAGAAGTAGCATACTCTTGTATGTCTTTCTTGATTGTAGAATTTGAATCGTTCCACTCAGGTAAAGATTGTACTAATCTAGAATATTCTTGTTGAACAAAATGTGCTCTAGCTTGTTGAGCTTGCTGAGCTTGTTCTTGTTGAACCATTTGTTGTTCAGCTACTAAATTATTGACTCTTTCCTGTGCATCTCTGTACTCATCTTTCTTTATCATGTATTGATAAGGGTCTTCCGCTTTTAACGATTCCCACTCAACACTTTCAAAGTCTTTTAGCTTGGCTGATTGTTGCTCTTGCAACATCTGTAAACCATTAGCGTACATTTGCCTCTCTTGCTCTAGTTGCATACGCTCGGACTGAATTGCTTCGGTTTCCTTACGCTGCTCAGCTAGTGCCTGAGACTTACGAGTGTAGTCAGCTTGCCTTTGATAACCGTTTTTAAGTTCATCAATACCAACTTCTAATTCTTCTCCATCCACTTTAATAGTGTACTTCAAATCTTCTTCCGCTACTACATCAAACTCTTCTTCTTCGGCTACCTCTTCTTCGGTTTCTTCTTCAGCTTGTCCTTCCTCTTCCGATTCAGGGGCTTCTTCTTCTACCTCTTCAGCTTCCTCTGTTTCCTCCACCACTTCCTCGTCAACAGGGGTGTCGGTTACCTCGCTTGCGGTTTGCTCTTGTGAGTCCCACATACTAAGGATTTTATTACTTGCTTCAGCAGTTGTACCTGCATCAGCTCTATTACTATTTACAACTTCTTGGGTGTTCTCTTGAGAATCCATTGGTTACTCCTCTCACTTAATTAATAAAGTCTTCTTGCTCCCTTTCAGCAAGTTTGCCTGTTTCAAGCACCGACTGTATGTGCTGATGCACTAAGTCTAATGCTTTGATTGTTATATACAATCTATCTCTTTCCACTTCCTCGGCAACTCTGGTATCTAAGAGATGCTGTATTAATGCTTCTCTTACTGTGGCTAGAGCCTCTACATATAGAGGATGTTCTAAAATCTGTTTAGCTTGGTCTGCCCTTGCTATTTCTTCTCCCTTTCCCATAATCAGTTCCCTATTTTAACTGCTCGTTCCTGTTCTCTTTCTAGTACAAGTTCTTGTTGTTTAAGTGCAAGTTCTGCTTTCTTAATTTCAAGCTCCTGTGCCTTAATTTGCATTTCTACTTTTGCTTCTTGTGCTTTTAGCTCTAGGTTTTGCTGTGCTATTTGAGCATCAATTTGCATTTCTTGTTGTCTTAATTCAGATTCTTGTTGAATCTTTTGCATCTTAACTTGTAGTTCTTGTTGTTTAAGCTGTGCTTCTTGTTGCTTAGCTTGTTCTTCTGGAGAAGGCCCTTGTTGCTGTGGTACATCTGCATCACCGGGGTCTTGTATAAAGTCATCTACATTCTTCATACCCATAGCTTTTATTTGCTCAGCTACTAGATTGTATACATGTTTAGGCTTTAATAACATACCTGCTGCTGGGTGTCCAGCAATCATTTGTATTGTTTGCGACAATCTACCTAAATGCATAAGGTTCATATCTTTATTGCCAAATCCTAATCCAACTTGTGCTACACAATCTGCTTTTTCTTTCCACTCGTGTGGATACAATGTAGTCCATTTGTTGTTTAGCCTAACTAATTTCTCAGGCTTTTCATACTTTTGTACTAACATATAGACAGAATTTGCTAGGTCCTTCATTCCTGTTTCCGCAAATACTCTGGCTATTAATTCTATTTTCTGCTGTGCTGCGGTCATAACTTGACCTACGCCTGTAGCAGTTTGATGCGACTTTAACGCACCTTCTGATAATCCCATTGACTGCTTGCTAACACCAGTTCGTTCTTCTCTAATACTGTCTAGGTATCCTAGCATATTGAAAGAGTTCTGGTCTAGTTGTGGTGTTCCCAGAGGGTTAACAGCACCCGGTGTGCGTACTCTTACAATACCACCCGGTCTAGAAGTCATTAGGTCATCTAAATTTGCTTGACCTTCCACTACCTCGTATCGCCCATTATTTGTTAGGTACATGTTGTCTAACAAGTTACGCATTAGTGTAGTCTTAATGAGTTGAAGGTCGGAGATTAAGTCATAAATACTCAGACCGTAAAACTTATGAGGCATTGGTATAGGTGTAAGGGAGGAGAAGGGAACACTATCCACGGCCTCATTATCTAACAGTTCATCTCCAACCTTCGTTACTTTTCTTAGTTCAGCAATGCCATCGTTGTCAAAATCAACACGCATGTAACATTCTGTAACCCAAATTCCATCATCAATATCACCTTCTGGTGCATTGTCTTGTTCGTGTGAGAATCTAGATAATCTTTCAGCTTTATAGTCAGCTTCATCATTACTAAATACATTCTCTATTTTACTCTTAGGGTAGCCTTGTTGTATTAATTCAGACTTAGTTCTTTTTACCCTGTGTCCTACAAAACGAGCATCTTCTATTGTCTTAGCATACTTGTTTATTAGAAATTCTTCTGGTGGTACAACTTCTATACGAACCTGCCCATCTTCATATGTTCTATTTACAACAACATCATGCGTTACAGCTTGAGGTGCAAAGCTGCTTCGTCCATATTTTCTTCACCGCCATTGGCTGTGTGCTCTTTTACTTCTACATTGTCATCCATTAAGAGTGCAGTAAATTCTTCTTCTGTTAAGTTCTTATACTCTTCTCTTAATGTCTCACTGCTGTCATCCCAGTAGTGTTTTACTATACCATTCTTTTGTAGCAGTGCATCCTTGAACCATTGGTATATTATACTAAACCCAGGATTCTGTCTCATAATGACATAGTTCACATAGTCTGTAGACTGTTTTTGCCATCTCAACATCTTCCGGACCTTGTGGTTCAAACTGTACTACCTTATCACCCGAAGTAAATATCTTCATGAGGCTAGGCATAATCCATTCGATTACATCTGCTACATCTCTTGTGACAATTTGAGAACGACCTTCTTGCTCATTACCATACTTTTTACCGTAGTAACGGTCTAATGCATCTGAACGCTGAGCTGTAAGTTTGCCATCTTTGTATCCTAAAGCAGAGCTAATCTCTTGCTCTAAGTGAGCAGATAGCTCCCTCTTTGTCATTTTTGCCATAAATTATTTACCTTTATTAATAGGGTATTTCGTTTCTTTAGGTGGTGGTGTAGACATACTAACCGCTTTCATTATTTCTTTAAGGTCTTTGATGTCTTGTGCCATCTCTAATATTCTATTTTCTAACCACTTGGGATTCATTGGCATATACTTCTCCTTATACTATCCAACTTAAATCAGTCTTAGGGAGTTCCTTTCCCCAGACACTATCATTACCTGTAAATACAACATCTGTTACACACAAGTACCTAAATGCATCACTAGCGTGTGATGTCCAATCGTGGACTGGTCTTTGTGACCATATCTTTTTCTTGTCATCATAGCTACTTCTATATTGCAGTAATGCTTCTAGTCCTTTCTTTGTGCTTTCCAAATCAAACCAACACTTGTTTAAATAAGTTCTAGTGGTGTCAATACCATCCATTACCTTTAACTTAGGTGCTACTTGAAAGTCTATGCCTAGGTCAAATGCTAGGTCTCGTCTTGACTTACCCGTAGAAAATTCTCTAACTACTATATCGTGTGGTGCTATGTGTGCACCATAATGATAACCCTTTCTATTAAGTACCTCTATATAGTGAGGCAGTCCTTCATTAGAGTTTTCATAGTAATCTATTACATGTACCGCTTTGCCTATAAATTGACAGAACCAAATTGAGGTTGCGTCACTTACTCCTAAGTCCCAGCTTGTTACTACTTGTTTAGCCGGGTCATAAGGGACTTTCCCCACTCGGTCTTCTTCATAAGCAGTTTCAATCTCTTTAGCATAATACGCACCTCTAAGTGCAGCAGACCAAGAACACTCGTATTCTTGTTCAAATTCAGTCTCTGCCATATCTTGTTTCGCAAGTTCCAGTTCTTCATCATCTAATATTCCTGTTTCACTCGCCTTGTATAAGAATCTGGCCCATCCCTTCTTCTCTGGGGCAGAGTGGTATAAATCATAAAATTCGTTTTTCCCTTTGGGTGTACCAATAAATATAGCATACCCTTTCCTGTCTGACAGTGCTGGCCTTATAACCTCAGAGAACATCTTAGGGTTCATCTGAGCGTATTCGTCCAATACTACACCATCAAGATAAATTCCACGGAGAGTGTCATAGTTATCAGCTCCGTACAGTTGTATCCTAGCTCCCATAAAGTCAGCTCTTAATTCCGCTTCATTAAACTTAACTTCTGGAAATACTTTACATAGTCTTTTTAATTCATCCCAAGCGACTGTTTTAGCCTGCTTAAATAGTGGTGCTATGTACGCATATCTAGGTGCGGGTTTACTTTTACCTATATCTTCTACAGCACTTTTGATTAACTGATTAATAGCAAACACAGTCTTACCAAATCGTCTGTGACACACTACAACATTAAATCTATCTAGCGTTGTGTGTAAATGTCTTTGTAATTCCCTAGGTGTATAGGGTATTACTATAGGTTTTCTCTCCTCTTGCATAAAGTCTAGTGTACCTTACTGTCTTTATCCCTTAATATCTGGTTAGCGTCTGCAATATCCTTTTCATCACTAGCCCATTGTATGTCAAACTGTCTATCTTCTACCACAACATGGTGTTTTGGAGACCATCCGGCTTGTGTCTTTAGCCAAAAGGTAGTCATACTAGGAGACTCCCCACTAACCGCCATTTCATAGGCAACCCCAGCAACTCTTGCTGTACGCTTCTCTTTACCTACTATTAAATTGTGTGAAAAATACTTAGTTAGAGTGGCATTACTTACACCCATAATCTTAGCTATAGTATGCTGGTCTAATCCTATGGTAACCATCTCTTCTACCTTAGAATAGTCATCATTAGTAGGCTTATATGTCTGTCCTCTTTTAATTCTAGACTTTTTACCCCCTGCTTTCTTAGATTCTGCACTAAGACCACCAGTAGGTCTACCCTTTTTACGCTCAATCTTTAATACAGCATCAGCAGGTACTATACCTTTAGCCGATGCTACAGCATATCTTAGTTCTTCTTCTAATTCTTTTTCTATTTCTCTAATCTCATCTTCTGAGTCTATAGAGATTTCACCTTTATTTGCCATATACTTATATTATACCATAAAATTGCTTATTGTATTCCTAGAATATATACAAAGTTATTCTATTTATTTAGAATGTTGTTGTAGTTGGTTCAATGTGTGTTTATATGTGTGGTTCTAGGTATAGTTCCTTTAAAATATAAGCAATATTATACCATATATTTCTTAGTTTGTGTAAGTATTTTATTCATTGTGCCCGAATTCGTAGTGGGCGTGCGGGGAATTACTCAAAAAATAATAATTTTACATGGAGCATGGATTCTGTGTGTGGGCACACGCACGATTTGGGTGGGGGGCTTCGACCTTTCGGGGCTTTTCCAAATGCGAATGATTATCGTTTGCATTATCATCTTGGTATGCATACGGGGATTTCAAAAGCCTCGTTTGTTTTTTTTATTGGGGCGAATTCGTAGTTTTTATA